CACCGGTGATTGGCTTATCAACCTGATGAAGCTCACCGAAGGCAAAACAGTGGATGTATATTGGCTCGATGCTAATAACGGCACTATACTAAAAGCCCTGGTTTATATTGGCGACACCTACATATGCGAGGCACTTCCAAAGCCGGTTTATCACCGTGCCAAGCTGGAACAAACAGCAGCTGACCACGAAGCCCGCCAGCTGATGAGTAGCTATGCCACAACTATTGAGGCCTACCAGCGCAGGCGCAAAAATGAGCTTCAGGCTGTTACGGTAATCGATAATACCCCTGTTACCCTTAATAATAAGTTCAAAATACCGGCACTTCACCAAAACGAAATAGCACATGAACCGGAGATCCTTCCAGAACCCGATTTGGAAGAGGATTTAATTACGGTTGAAAGATCATTTAAACCGAGCCTGCGCGACAGGTTTTAGCTAACCTTAAAAACTATATCAAAATGTTACAAATCACTAACGAATTTAAAGACAAAGTAATTGCTGCCCTGCTTGAGCAACGTGCCAATTATGGCGGCACAGAAGCCGCATTTGCACGCCAATGGGGCATGAATGCATCTGTATTATCAAGGCTAAAAAGCGGCGAACGCGAAGGATTGCTCCGCGACAGTGCCTGGCTAAACCTTGGCCGTGAGCTTCAGGTAAGCCTCACCGAGCGTAAATGGAATATGGCACGAACTGATGTGTTCACTGTAATTGAGGAGGACATTGCCTTTTGCAAAGAATTCAGTAAATCGCGCATTTGTGTAGATGACTGCGGCATTGGCAAAACTTACTCCGCTAAATACTTGAGCCGTACCTTGAAAAACTGCTTTTATGTAGATGCAAGCCAAGCCAAAACAAAGCAGCTTTTTATCCGGCTCATTGCTAAAACTGTTGGTGTGGAGCATACCGGACGCATGGCCGATGTGAAAGCAAATATCAAATATTACTTGCGTATGTTGCCACAGCCTATTGTAATCATTGATGAGGCAGGCGATTTGGATTATCAGGCATTCCTGGTATTAAAGGAGCTTTGGAATGCTACTGAAGGAGCTTGTGGTTGGTATATGATGGGAGCTGATGGCTTAAGGCAGAAAATTGAACGCGGCATAGCACACAAACAAGTTGGTTTCAAAGAGCTTTTCAGTCGCTACAGCGAACGCTACACCACTGTAGTTCCGGCTGGCAATGCCGAACGTATGGCATTTTATCGCAAGCTAATAACTGATGTGCTGCAAGCGAATATGACCGATACTTCTAATTTGAACGGTATTGTAAAAAGATGCCTGGCAACCGACAGCGGCAATATAAGCGGCCTGAGGCGTGCCGAAAGTTTACTCATACTCAACAGTTAGGCCAGGCCATGAAACGAACCATAACAATCAGAAATATCTATCAAAAGGAGCATGAAACACTTGCACTGGATGGAATATGGCTGGATGTGCTGGGCGAACCCGAATCGAATGGAGCATGGCTGATTTATGGCCGCGATAAGAATGGAAAAACGTGGCTGGCATTAACCCTGGCCTTGTACTTATCAACGATGAAAAAAGTACTTTATATTTCAGCTGAAGAAGGCATTGGTTTGGCATTTAAAAACACCCTTCAGCGTGTAGGAGCCAACACCGATAACAACAACCTGCATTTATTGGAATATGAAAGCTTTGAAGACCTGGATGAGCGTTTAGGCAAGCGCAGATCTCCCGATGTAGTATTTATTGATAACCTAACGATTTACCAGGACGAAGTAAAGAAATCAACACTCACCAGTTTTTTAGCCAGGCACAAAACCAAGCTGATAGTATTCCTGGCACACGAGGAACGTGGCGAGCCTTACACAGCTGCTGCCAGGCTGATAAGCAAGCTGGCAAAAGTTCGCTTTCAGGTTCGCGGGCTGCAATGCAATGTTAACGGACGTGTGCCTGGTGGCGTGTTGATGATCGATGAGAAAAAAGCACAACTCTTTCACGGAACAAATACCCCAGAATAGTATGAAAGCTCATTGTGTTGTATGCGGAATTCAAATCAAGGATGGCGATGGATACTATAATTATCCTTCCGGATTAGAATGCATTAAATGTGGACAACCAAAACCCAGAAAAAATAGAAAAACGCTAAATAAATCATTAATCACTAACACAAAGTAGCCATGAAAACAAAAACACATTTCACCTACACCTACGATCCCGGAGCCTTGCGTTTAAACATTTTTGAGAACGGCAAGCTGCGCGGCGGGTTTACAGGCCAGGCAGCCGAGCGCGAATTTGCTCGCCTGCTCGAGTCCGGAGCCGAAATAAACATCACTGATATGACAGACGACATCCGTAAAGCCAAGGTACGCCGCCTGCGTGCCATTTGGATCAAACAAGGCATCGACCAGTACAGGGACAGCATACTGAGCCAGTATGGCGTTAGCAGTACAGCTGATCTGAGTATTGAAAGCCTTAACGAACTGATTGACCACTACACCAACAAAGCCCCTGCCACCGAGCATGTGCGCCGGCAGCGTAGCATTATCCTCGACTTGCTAACCAAGCTTGGGATATACAAAAATAATGGCGACTGGGAGCGTGTAAACGCATACCTGATGCAACCCCGCATTGCCGGTAAGCTGATATACCAAATGAACAGCGATGAGCTGAACGCCTGCGCTAAACGCCTGAGGGCTATCCTACACAAAAAGGATCCTGTAGAACGCGAACTGGAACGTCAAAGCTTACTCAACTAATATTTTAAATCCCATGGAAACACCTTATGCAGAGATCAGAAAACTACAACAGGAAATTGATCAGTTCGATGCTATTATCAGTGTCGAAAAAACAAATCGCAAAAAGCAGGCACTGGTAGCCGCGCGCAAAAAACTTGCAAAGAAAGTATTGAAGTTAAAAAACCTAGAATTAACAAATTAACATTATGGAAGCAATTAATTTAGATCAGCTTACCCCTCAACAAATTGAGGATCTGACAAAAAAACTCAAAGAAAAACAGCAGCTCGAGGCTGATAAACGCCGCCGCGACAGGGAAGCTTATGAAGAGCTGAAGGATATGGCAATTCGCGAGAGCTTTCAATTACTGAAAAATCTCAGTGAAATGATTATGGAAGTGCGCAACCAGGTATTTAACAACTTCGATGATGTGCTTTCGCTTAAACAAATTGTGTTTAGCTTAACAGATGAGCAAATGGAACGCCAGGAAAGTCACACTTTTACTTCAAGTGACGGACAGTTATCCATCATCATTGGAAATAACACAGTTGATCGCTGGGATGAAACGGTTGATGTTGGTATTACACGCGTAAATGAATGGCTTAAGAGCATGGCTAAAGATGAGGAAAGCGGCAAGCTGGTATCCTTTATCCACGACATGCTTAAACCTAACAAGGATGGCGTGCTAAAAGCTTCCAGAATCCTGGATTTAAGCAAAAAAGCAGCAGAGTTTGGCGATAAGAAACTGATCGAAGCTGTTGAGCTTATACGAGAGGCTTACAGGCCTTCCAAAACATCGCAATACATCAAAGTGAAGATGAAAGGCGACAAAGGTCAGGACGTTTATTTGCCACTCTCAATGAGTTTCTAAAAATGTGTAATCATTGCATTTATAGCCGGTGTGCCCAGTGTGGATATGAATATTGCCTCAGGTGTGAGGCGGCTATATGCCCACACTGCGGACACGGCTATTTTGATGCTGAATCAATAACTTTTGAAACCATAATACAGATGAATACCAACGAAATATTTAAAGCTGCCCTGGCATTATCGGCTGATGATCGCAAAGCTTTGATGGAACAGCTGAAGCAGGCCGATAAAACTAATAATGCCAGCCCTGCAGCCGGACGTGAGGTGTTTTGCGATTTCTACCTGGAACATTTTGGAACAGCGTACTATTGGGTAGCCAAGGATTATGTAGCACTCAAGCAGTTGCTCAATAAGATCAAAAAAAAGCTTGCCGAACAACACAAACCCAGTGATGAAAATGCGCTTTTAGATTCATTTAAACATCTCTTAAAGGCTATTGTAAAATTAGACAACGATTGGTACAAACAGAACTTTTCGATGTCGGTTATAAACTCTCAATTCAATGTGCTCTATGTCAAAATCACAACAAAAAAGCCAGGCACTGTCTCAAACGAATACCGGGACCAAATTCTTAGAGACCTACAATCCTAAGAAGCTTGCCGTTATTTTTAAACACGCCACAAGCCCAGCTGCATGTATCGACAGCGGAGCAGTTAGCTTATATGGCCTTAGGCGCGATGTTGGCGAAACAAAGCTTCAGGCATTGATAAAGCTTTATTTGATCGATCTGAATGCACTGCTAAACCTGAAACGCCCACTCAGCGAACAGATGATTGATGCCATTGCTGAGGAAATTGTAAGCCAGTTTGGTTACCTAAATATGGCAGATATTAATCTTGTTT